TTTTGTGTCGGATGTATTTTAGGATATGTTTTTGTATCCTTTACCCAGTTAAACCAATTAAAAATCATTTTTCCATTATTATTAAATTTCGGTAGTTTTTCCCTGTATAACACCAAAGCGTATTCAGTAGCACCAACAACACGCATATTTGCTTTTAATACCTGTGCTGAAAAGTTTTTGATGAAAATTAAAGGAATGTGTTTTTTAAACCCATGTTTTTCTGCATACTGAATTACCATCGGCATTTGTTCAAATGAGCAAAAAACTATCATGCACGGAGCTTTCCCTTTTTCTTTAGGCTCTTTTTTAATAAGCGATTACAAAAATGAAAGTATTCTGCAATGTTAAAATTATGATCTGTATTGAAAAAAGCTTTACCTGCAAATTTGCTTTCACCTTTTTTATTATCGCCATCTACATACCACATTGGATTAGATCCGTAAGCATTTGCTCCAAGGTTGTACGGTATATCCGCAATTACTAACTGTGCCTTGGGAATCCCATACCGTTTAAAATTTTGAAAATTATCACAATAAAATTCTGTCTTTATTTTCATTGCTTGCCTCCTAAAGTTGACTGTATATCAAAACGGTTCTGACTTATTAGTGTTCAGCTTGTCAAAATATTCTTCGCCTAAAATCTGTAGTTCTGCCATATCTGCAGCAAGGTTATATATTTTTGCATGCTTATTATTTCCATGTGTATCGGTAACCTTAGCTCTAAATTCGGCAATAGTCCCTAAGAAACAACCACAAGACACTGTTATACCTTTGTCTTTATTTTTGAAAAATGTCGTAAAACTAAATCTACTACCAATGCGACCGATCAATAAATAGTCAGCGTCGCCGCACACCTCAGCGTCGCCGCACACCTCAGCGTTGCCGTACACCTCAGCGTTGCCGTACACCCTAGCGTTGCCGTACACCCTAGCGTCGCCGCACACCTCAGCGTTGCCGTACACCCTAGCGTCGCCGCACACCTCAGCGTTGCCGTACACCTCAGCGTTGCCGTACACCTCAGCGTTGCCGTACACCCTAGCGTTGCCGTACACCCAAGCGTTGCCATTTTGCGCTAAGTTATCTTCTTTTTCCACATATCCACCAAGTTCACCAGCTTCAACACTTCCAAAGCTAATTAAAGCCTTAATCCTAAATAATTTCTTGCCCCATTTTTCTATAAACTCTGCTGTCAACTCATACTTTTTCATAGTTACCGCTCCTTTAAACTTTAGCTAAATCACCTTGACGACATGCTGACCGTTTTGGTACTACATCAGGCACTAACGGATGATATTTATAACACCGTTCACGATCATCTACCACATAAGTAAATCCGCTTTCTTTGTCTACTCTCAAAAACGGTTGATGTCCGCTGTATGGGCAATCAACAGTGTTAATACATTCAGCGCATTTTCGTTCGACGTCTGCGATAAAGCTGATATCGTTGTAATTACGCTTTATAAAGCTATCGTCAGCATCAGGAAAAATCCTCTTTGCTGCAGCTCTAACTTTATCGCTCACTGGCTGCCGTAGTTCGCCAAATGTTTTTCCGGCAGCAAGATCAGCAAATAGCTTCTTTACAAACTCATTTGCCGCTTTAGAATTACGCTCAATAGCCTTCTTCTCTGCACCGATTTTATTCTGCCGGACTATAGACAGCGCTGTATTGATGTCGAACCACGTTGCCCAGCGCGTATTGTTATTAGCCACCCACTCAACAGCTTCCGCCCAATCATTGACCTGTGTATACTTGTATTGTTCCAACGTTTTAGCCATAAAGTTTTCCCGCTGCACATCATTCATCGGTGGTGGAGTTAAGCCAGCTGCTCGCCATACCACAAACGCAGCCTCTATATCGCCTATATCAAGCATTCAAATCACCTCACCATGCCCATTCTTTTTTCTGCTCTGTAACACGTATCTCATCTTCCCAACGCCTGTCCTGCAAGAAGGTTTCAGGGTATGGAATATAAGCCCCGTTGTTCTCTTTCCAACGGCTTGTCTGTTTATACCGCTCAACAGCAGCTATGATTTTTTCGTACAGCTCCACACAAGGATCAACAAGCTTGTTCCACTCGATTTTAGCTACAGGCTTTTTCACCTTCACTGGGTATGCTTCCCAAAATCGGGCAAAATATTCTTCCCGCTCACAATCAGGCGCTTCTTGTTTCTTTTCGTTTTGTTTATTATTAATAATATTATTTATATATACTTTCTTCTCCGCGCGAGATTGTGTTACAGGTTGTGTATCAGTTTGTGTTACAAGTTGTGTTACAGGTTGTGTATCAGTTTGTGTTCGGTATACGATACACAAATCAAATATCTGATAAAAACCTGATCGACTACCTTTGCCGCCCTGGTATGAAATCAGCCCCATCTGAATTAGAGTATTCCTATGCCTACTTAACTCAGTCCGAGAAATTCCACACACCGATTGCAGCATCGTGCTGGACACGGTAAACTCTTTTTGCCAGCCGCCTAAATTGTTAAAGTGCAATAATGCCATATACAAATCAGCAGCTCGGCTATTAAGTTGGTTGAGTAACCGCCAGCTCCAAAACGCATTCATCTGTGCAACGTAGTTCATAATAATCCTTTCAGTCTTTTAAATAATTTCTTCCGATAATCTTCATAAATTCTTCTCTGCTGTGAGTTTTTTCAAACTTACGTTGGCATAGCCTCTTCAGCAGTAAATCAACATACCTGCGCTGATGCGGGCCATAATTCCCCCTATGATGTTCAGCGCAGAGCCAAACCTTAAATCCGTGCTTTTCGCTTATCCTTCGCAGTGAACCGAAGTATATATGGTGTTCCTCAATTCCAGTTGTCCTGCTGCATAGATAACAATATTTTTCTTTCTGCATGATACTCTTAGCCATTTTATTTACCCCATTCTGCAAGCATAAGCGCCCTATCAGCATCGGAAATAAGGTTTATACCAATTTCCTTTGCATCATTAATCGTTCCATCTAACAACCGACTAAATTCAAGCGTGTTATAAGTACTACTGCCAAAATAACATTGTAGCTGCTTACCAGTCTGCCCATTGACAGTAACTTCGCCAAGATCCTTAACAGTACGCCATTGAGCTTTAAATCGCTCTGCAGCATTAGCTTTTGCAATTATATGCGTAAATACTCCATATCTACCCAACATTTCAAGATATAGCGCATCTTTATTTGTCCGTAGTTTAGCCGCCATTTCCTGTAATAAAAACCATAATGCCGCATTTGCATCAAGGCTACGTTGTTTTCTAATGATTTTTAATTCAAACTGCAATGGTTTTCCATCGTCAGCCTTTTTCTTTAATTCTGCTACCTCTTCCGCCTCTGATGATGAAAGTGGAATCACAACACTTGCCCCCTGCCATGTCTGAATCAGCTGAAGGTCTTGTACCGTAGTTTTCATTTTGCTGCCGCCTTAGCGTTTATCGCAGTTCTTATGGCCTCATGAGCATTCACATATTTATCATCGTTTAAGAGTTTTTCAAGTACTTCAATTTTCAAAAACTCAACATCATGCCAATCACCGTTTTTATCCTGGATTTGACACTGTACTCCGTTGATAAACCTTACCGCTCCATTCTCACTAACTGATGTAATGTTAATCGGACTTTCTACAGGTTTTTTATCCTTTTTTTCTTGCCTTGCCATTGCTTTTTCTCCGTCATCATCTTCCTGCGCCAGGCCAACCATCGCGGCAAGAGCATATCTTCTGCCGTAAGTAATTGCGCTGCCAATGGCTTGCGGATCTAATTTAGTGACAGTCATTGTTAGAGTGCTGGATATATACTGCCCGCTTGAATGTGCAAGCATCGTTGTAATGTTCAGTCTGCCGTTCTCATTGATTTCTTCCGGCATCTGGATAACTGATATTCCATTCGCAGTTAATGCTTCTCTGCACGTGTTCCAACATTCAGCCAGATCTGCATATTTACTTTTGAAAAACGGATTGCTGCTGCTTTTCTTTGCCCCTTCAATCTGCCCTTGTGCCTTTGCCAAAGCGGCAGCAAGTTCATTTATTAGATCGCTCTTCAACATTGTTCTGACCTCCAGTCTTCTATTTTATTTTCGATAGTATTGGCACTAATATGAATCCATTTCAGCAATGTACTGACTTTAGCTTCATCACCATCCATATCATCCATTTCCTTCAAATTATCTAAAATAGCCTCTGCTTCATACCGAAGTGAATATACTAAATCGTCAAATTTATCCATGCTTGCAATCCTCCAATTCTTTTGCTAAAATGAAGGTGGACGCTAAACTTCGTAAAATTTACAGTCCACCTGAGCTATCGAAGCTGCTACTTCGGTAGCTCTTTTTCTTTTGCTTTGTCATAATCACTCCTCCTAAACTAAATCAGATACTTCACAGTTCATTGCTGCTGCAATTTTCCTGAGTGTGGATAATTTAACATCCGTCTTGTTATCTTCAATTTCACACAAGGACTTGTACCATATACCACTATCTTTAGAGACCTTATACCTGGACAATCCTTTTGATATTCTTACTTTTTTCACATTGTTCACACTATCACCCCAATTAAAATTTGCTAATAAAAGTTAATTTTGATACACTATATATGTGCTATAGAACATATATTTATACTATATATAGTTCTTTATTCACCTTGAGAATATTGGGCAGAATGGAGGTGATATTATGAAAATGATTGCTGTAGATTCATCAAACGTTGAATGTATTGGTTATGAGAACGGCGTAATTGAGGTTCATTTCCACAACGGTTATGCCTATCGCTATCCAAACTGTACCGAAGATTTGTTCAACAAGTTTCTCGCTTCCCCATCTAAAGGGCAGTTTGTACACAATGTTTTAAAAGGACACGGTGAAACTCGTATTCGCTAATCCCAGTCATCATCAAATGAAACTTGAATATCGGTACTCAAAATCTCAACACCTACGCCTGTGACTATTGCAGTAGTCATGGGCGTATGGTATTTTCTGATGTATTCTACTAATGGTCTTGCCGCTTCTTCTAATGTTTTAGATTCTTGCTGTATATTTCCGTTCATATTTTTTCTCCTCTCTTCACTCATCTCAACACCCCTACTGTCACTACAGCAGCCATAATAGCAATGTATGTTCCGACAAATATCGCAGTAGTTGCTACGGTAAAATCTCTAATCATAAGCCTGCCACCTGCCCCATAGCGTAACCTATGTCATATATCAGCTTAACTACTGTTGCTATAGCCAAAGCAGTTAAAGACCATACACAAGGCTGTTGCTTAATACTCTCTTTCATCACTACTGCTGTTCCTGCTACTTTGATTAATGCTTTCATCTGCTCTGCCTCATTTCTACTATTTCAGTTTCTTTTTTCATCTGCCTAACTATCTTTTGAACAGCGTCAGCTGTTACTCCTGACACTTTCAACAGACATTCTTGCAGTTCTGCTATTTCAGCGTTAGCGTTATCTAAGGCTTTTTGTAGCTGCATTACCTCTAATCGCTCTCGATTAGAAAGTTTCGGCTTACCGTACTGATCGGCATATCTCGTAACATCTGATATACGATACCGACCACGTACTACTGTTTTAATACCTGCACTAGCAAGCCATTCTTTTACTGTCCTAGCACTAACGCCCCACGCTTCAGACAGCTCTCTTATTCCAACGTGCGGACATTCTACAATCATTTAACAGCGCTCCTTTTTGTTAAGATTTCTTAATTTTTGTAGTAAAAAAATATTTACCAACTTGAGATTGTGGAATTTTCAATAATGAACAAGCCTTAGCAATTTGTGGTTGAGTAAAGTAATGTTTGTTATTCATTTTCAACGACAGATTCGATGTCGATACCCCAAAAGCCTCACAAAATGCAGTTCTTGTAAGAAATGTTCTAATTATTTTTTCATTAAGCTTTGAATAATCAAATTCCGGATTCATAACGTTCCTCCTTTCTTTTCTGTTTCTAAGACGATTATACTACTTAAGCTTTCTTAAGTCAATACTAAATTTTAGTTTTCTTATTTTATCCTTTACTTTTCTTAATATCAGTGCTATTATAGTTGAAGGAAGGATGATTGCAATGAAAAAAACTGATTTTGCCACTAGGCTACAAGAAGCGTTAGATGTCACAGGCATAAAGCCAGTTGAACTGTCCGAAAAAACTGGATTAAGCCAACCTCTTATTAGCCAATATTTAAAAGGCAAATTTAAGGCAAAACAGAATAATCTCTACAAGATAGCCGTTGCATTAAATGTAAACGAAGGCTGGCTTATGGGATTCGATGTAGAAATGGAACGCCCCACTCCTATTTATATCGATCAGGAAGATAACTATGCATTATCTGATCAGGAAAAAATTCTTATAGATAAGTTCCGCAAAATTGAAGATAATGATAGATATATTGTTATTGGCTTTATTGATGGACTGCTAACTGCAGAAACATCAAAAAATAAAAATGCAGTTTAGGAGCGTGATACTTTGTTATCCAGAACAATCAAGCTTATCGAATGCAACATGAAAGATTTTTCGCCTGGTGAGCTAAATCAAGTGATTGGTTATGTTTTAGGAATCAAGGAGCATCACATTATTACCCAGTGTCCCCGAAGAAAGGGGACGGACAAGATAATTCTATAAGGATCTTATCTTTCCCCGAGGCTAAATGAAATAAAAAAAGACCGCTACCAAACGCCCGGTAGCAGCCATAACAAAAATAAAATATTTACAACGGCAATGTTAGTATAATATAATCTAATTTCTTAAACAATAAATTTATTTTAATACTTAACACTTTAAAAACTTAAAATATAGGAGGTGAAAAAATGGAGTATAATTTCACTTTTAGAGAAAAAGATAAAGGATTTCAAGTAATATTATCCTATAAAGATAATCGTGGTTGTTGGAAGCAAAAATCAAAACAAGGATTTAAAACCAAAAGAGAAGCAAAAATAGCAGGCGATAAGTTACTAGAAGAAGTTAAAGCAAATGCGCCAATATATATGGAAAATAGCACTGCAAGAATAACCTTTGGTGAATTTTCCGCAATGTATCTTAATGATATAAGAAGGAGCATAGCATACAACACGCTACTCGGATACCAGCACGCTATCAAAGCCTTTTCAGAACTAAAAGATATGCGTCTGGTAGACATAACGCATAGCGACATACAATCAATATTTAACTCTTTACCAGTGAAAGCAAACACCGCCAACTTGTATCTCGTAAAACTAAAAACTATTTTTAAAAGAGCGGTATCTCCATACGAACTTATAACTAAAGATCCTACGATAGGGATACATCCGTTAAAAATAAAAGGGCAAAGAAAAATAAACGCCCTTTCCAAAGAACGTTTAGAAGCTGTTCTAGCACGTTTAAAATCCAAGAACTATACTTTATATACAGCGTGTTGTATCGCCGCTTTCGCAGGGCTTAGGGTTGGCGAGATAACAGGT